TCGCACCCATCTGCTGTGTTTAGCAACCTAAAAGCCGTATTAAATAGGTAAGCCGATGTTATAATCAGCTTACCTATTAACGGACAATACCTATCAATTAGGCTTTGGTTTTTTTTTCGGGCGAGTTCCAACCATTTCATTAGTCAGCTAATTGATACCGTTGTATCTAAAAAACACTTCGCCAGTAGAACTGATAACTACTACGCTATCATCTACTTTAATATCTCTGTCAAATTCCAACTTCTCACTTGTAACCGCTAATGGCTCAAATGTTGTTAGATTTTTAACATCAAAGTAACCACTTGCAGGTAATGGGAAGCCTTCAACTTCACTGCTTAATTTAACTAATGAACCACTTGAATGTATCAAGTATTTTAATCGTTGTCCTGCTGGTATTAACATTGTTTTTTATTTTAAATTGTTATGAAATAGTTATTGCCGATGCACTACCATTGTGATCGGTGAAATCATTTGTAAATACGCTGTCTAAAATTAACACGTACCCAAGTCCGATTGTGTTAATTGGAAGTTGTGCATTTATTGTTGTTGTTGTACCTAATACATTTAATGATGTTGGAGGGAATGAATCAAAACTCCCCCACTGAATAGGATAGTTTACTCCCGCTTGAACTACATTTGCTGAAATATCAATTACTAATCCATTAGTGCTATTGACGGTTGACCCTAGCAGACTAATAGAGGCTATAATATTACCACTTGCATCGACTTTGACTAGCCTATTTATGCTTAAAAAACTACTATCGTCAAAAACAAATGTTTGAGTAATATTATAAACCCCTGCACCGTTACCAACTGCATTATAGCTATAATCAGTAGTTTTGAAACCACTCTCTAAAACAGTTTCTACGCCACTTATCCAATGTGCTACTCTATACTGATAGCCTACAATATTAGCTGTTGATTGAACGGTATCGGGCGTTATTTTGAAGTCAATATTCCAATCGTCACCTCCGTTGTTGGTGAAGTCTATTGTGGAAGTGCCTGCGGTGTAGGATTGGATTAAATATATTGGTGAAAATCCTATACTATCTAAATAGTCTATTGAAGTTGCAAGTGATCCGCCAACTAAAAAATAGTAAGGTAGTTTATTTTGGTCACCGCTTAATGTAACTGTGACTACTGTATCATCTTGCAACGCTACCCCTGTACCGCCTGATAATGCAGACCCATCTAACCCTTTATCTAGTCCGTAAACTTCAATAAATCCATTAGCATTTTCAAAGAATACGACTAATTCTCTAGCATCGAATAAATCTATTACCTTATCTCTATCGCTAGGTGAATCGGTATAGATTTTAAGTATCGCAGTCTGCTTTAAAATATTAACGTTATCCCCAACTACGCCTTCGTAAGTTCCGCTATGTGTATTCTTTTTACCTACAATTTTCGCCAATTGGTATTGATAATTAGTAGTTCCTATTTGTTTAGTGACTAAACTATTTATATAACCATCTGAATCGAATGTATAGCTTTCAATTTGGTTTAATTGCGTAACCCATACACGCTTATCTACACCACCCACTTGATTAAGTGATGCACACGTTGCCCCTATGCTTCTAAGTATATCAATACAATCGCTCATGTCTATTATTTTAGTAGTTATCGTTTCTATTTACATTACCTGCACCTATAACTGAAAATGAAAGTTTTGGTTTTGTTTGTGCGCAATTTTTGCCATTATACACTACTCCATCAAATGTATATTTAGCATCTTGTAAGTATTTTAATAGCTTGACTTGAAATGTGTTTTTTAAACCTTCAATGCTATTAGTCATTTCACCTCGTCTTTTATCGCTAATCGGCTTAAATCCTTCCTGTCCATACTCTTCTACTGTCCATTGAGTAGTATTTATACCTGCATATGGGAAATATCGATGGAATGAACACGCTGAAATAAACGGTTTAACCACTATATTGAAAAAATCGTTCAACTCTGGTCGTATTAATGAAGGCGAAAGTATCATATCGTCAATATCGTTTACTAGATTCTCGTCAATTAACGATGCCAAGTCGAGCGTTTCCGATAGAAGTATATACGGGTCAATACTTTCTGTTGATGTATTAGGTGAAATGCTCGGAAAATACTTTCGAATATCAGCAACTTCAATCCATATAGATAGTTCATTTATCATGGCTGTACAGTTTGTTGTTGTTGTTGTGGATTTGGCGCAATACCTAATGCATCAAGCAATGTATTTTCTGGAATCAAATCGATTACTTTAGTAGCTAGTAATGGAGAAAGCGAGTTAAGTGTTTTAAGGATTTTATCTCCTGCACTTGGAATATTTATTTCTATACCAAATTCGCTTATTGTCCAATCAATAGTATTGCCATATAGTTCTCTAAAGGCATCGCTAATTAATCGCTGAATCGGATTAACAGAATCCCTTAAAATTTCTTTAGCTTGTTCTATTGCATCGCTATTACCTAGTACAGCAGCTTCGCTATATCCAAGCAATACAGGGTGAACATCCCATAATCGGCAAACCGCACGCTCGATAATATCTCTTTTGCTATTTGATGCCTCTAAAATTGGCTTAGGGTCATTCCCTGTGAATATTGGCACTTCTTCTTTAGTATCGACAAAGTTTGTCATAACCGCAAATCGTGAAGTTAAACCCTCTTTATTTTTACGAAGCCCTGTGAACTGAGTCATAGCTTCTTCAACTCTATCTCTATCACTTTGACCTGTTGCTTCGTCTTTATTTTCTGACACACCTATAAATGTCATAGTGCCACCGAGCGCAAAGCCATTTAGTACAGCTTCATAATCCATCTTTGATATTTCACTCGATGTCTTAATGTCTTCAAATGAAGCTAAGAAATCGGGTATAGGATATAGTGCAGAATCAAATTCGTTTCCATTGAATAAGTAAAATATTTCACCACGACCGCCAAAAACTGTTTTATTGATTTGAATATCATCAAATGTAGCAATAGTGCCTTTGAATGATTGTAATTTTACCCATGCATTTTTATCATATTTCTCCGATCCGATTGTATCATTAAAATAAAAGCACTCATTATCTCGTCTTACCTTATGGAATGGTAATACTTTTATTTTGCCTACCGCCCCATTACCAAGTCGTGAAACATGAATAGCGCACCCACTGAAATACCCAAATGAAAGCGCAATTTTTGAAAGTATTTTATCGGCTGTTTCCTTTTCATTCACTTGAAACTTAGATGCATTGTCGCTGATAAATCCATCTGCCTGTATGTAATCGGAATATTTTTTTAAAGCCTTTTTTGCAGTACCGCTATTGTTAATAGCATCAATAATATCTAAAGGCAATCGGTCATTATATCCATACTTAAAGTAACCTATTCCTTTATCTTGATAAGTTGTAGGCAATATATTCTTAAAAACTTTAGAATCTGATTTGCCTATCTTTTTTTTCATTGTATATGCTTATAATCAACTTCAATTTCTTTAATCGTACTAAATCCTTTTGGATGAATTACTAGCTTTTTATTTGGCTTAATGCAAATGTACTTTTTTTGATAGTCAATAAGTATAGCATCTGCTATTTTGTTAGCCCTACTAAACATATTTATTAACTCATCGTATGCTTTTTCATGTACAACATAAGCGAATGCGCCCCATGTCATATTTTGTTGTGTGAAATGCTCATCAAAGTATGAAGGCCTACGACCGAATGAACCACCTAAATAAAGTATATGCCAATCAACAGGCATAACTGAAAGGTAGTATTTAAAGTCTTTTTCAAATGTATCTGAAAAAAGTATGTCATCTTCAAAAATAGCAATGCAAGGGAGTTTATTTTCCCTTGCATATTTTAGTGCTTTTAAATGCGATTGAATACAAGCGTATTCGTTATCAGTAACGCCTTTTATAGTTGACTTTACAGCCTTTCCATCTACGGCTTCTAATCTTTCGATTTTGCTGGTCTTCCTCTCTTTTTCTGTGGTAATTCCAAAACAGTTTCCCGTTTGTTTGGTTGCGCTGTCAATGAATCGTTTTCGCCTGTCTGCACTTCGTTCAAGATTGATAAATACTCCAGCGATTGGGTAGTTGATGGGCTTATATTTTTTTTTTCACCAGATACAACAACAAAGCAATGCTCGTAATTGTTTTTAATGGCTAATGCTACCAATTCATCGGTAATATTATCATTGGTTATAGTAACTAAATTACGCGTTTCAGTTCTAAATGTAATTTTGTTTAAGTCTTTGCGTAGTTTGTACTTTGAAATTTTTAAACTCATATAATTGTTTAGATGTTTACTAATATTCTTTTCACTCCAAAGATAGTATCTTCTTTGATAATGTCATAGCGTAGCGAATTTAAACCGCTTTTTTGCCATGTTAAATCAGTTGACGTACAAAGTCTTTTATTTACTTCATATTGTCTTGTTAATGGCTGTTTTTTATGCTTTTGTGAATAGTATTTGAATGGCATAAACTGAACGTCTAACCCTGCTAATTTAGTGCGATTATATAAATCGTCATCTTCGCCACCCCATCCCCAAAACTCGTTACTAGACCCGTTACATTTTAGATAGGATTGTTCAGTAAAAATAGAAACACCTCCAAAACAAGTTGCATAAATCTGTTTATAGTTAAACTGCTCACATAACCCCGATAAATGGATGGCATCTTTAAATTCAGTTCGGTATATTGATAAATCATGCGCTATTAAATCAACATCATGAAAGCAAATTATTTTATCGGTAGATTCATTGAATCCAATATTAAGCAATTTAGCACGGTTAAATAGCTTGTTGCCATATTGCTCAACTACTACAATATCGAAATGCTTGTATATCTGTACAAACTTTTTTAGATGTTCTTCACGGTCACGATATGGAATGATTATTTGCACTACTTATTTTTATTTAGCAACGCCCATTCAATACAATTATCAATACGCAATGTTTGCGCTTCATCAATTCCATAGTGACGGCTATACCATGAGTGAATACCCATCGGTTTGTCATTTATCTTTATGATAGTACTAATGCCGTCTGTGCTTTCAATATTGGTAAAATTAGCGTGCTTAAAGTTTAAATGTAACCAATAAAAGAACCCTGCAAATGGCTCGTCTAAATTTGCATTTTTCTCAACTTGATTGCCGTATTCAAACTGTTTTGAATTATTGAAACTTGCAAATTTTGTTTTGATTAAATCAACATTAAACACATTAAAAAATGGATTAACATTGAAAACTGATTTGTTGCGATGTGAAATAACACCACCGTCTGGAATCCCACAATAAGCAAAGTTATCTTTTTTCATTTGCTCAATAACTGCATCAACTAAACTTTCATTTGTCAAAAAGAAATCTTCATCACAGTTTACTATAAAACCGTTGTATGTGTTGCCTTCGAATAAATGTAGTAAGTATTCCAATGCACCATTAAAGCCTGTAAATCTTTGGCATTTAATAAAATCATTTTCGCTACTCCAAAATGATTTCATAATCATATATAGCTTATCATTTGCAGAACGTGTGACTATTGTTTTTTTCATAGCTTATTAACTTACAATTATAAAACAATCAACTCCATTTATAGTGCCTAAATATCTTAATTTACTATTTACTGCTTCATCAATAGCTTCATCTGTAAATTTGTATAGCCAGTCTTTTTCATTGCTTAACTCCTTCCATGCCGTAACTGAAAGCACTTTTACTTCAACATCTTTATCTTTTCTAAAAACATTACAAATTTTGTTTAATAGTTGTTTTATCATAATTGTGATTTTAAATATTCAATTCGTTTTGTTATCCATTCGCAAACTTCGTATTGTTCAAGTTTTCTGCAATCGATTAAACTCAACTTTAACTCATAGATGCTTCGTTCTATCTTTTGTTTAGTAACTGCATCTGTTTCATTTAACCTATCTAAATTCGCTCTGTAATGCCTTTTAAGCATTTCATACCCTTCACGCAAACACATTGAGCAATGCTCTTTTAATCGCTCTTTATAAACCTTTTCATAGTAGTATCTAATATGATTAGGCTCAACTTTAAAGAACCCAACTGAAACTATTTTATCGTTAATTTCTTTGAGTAGTTCAACTGATACCATTCACAAATATAAAAAAGCCCCCGATAATTCGGAGGCTTTTTTATAAATTAATTCAATTTTAAATTAAATCGTTTCGGAAATATTATCTAAATATGCTACTGATGTTGCTAATGCACCACCGACTAAAAAGAACTCAGGAAGTTTAGTCTGCTCACCAGATAATGTTAATGTAATACCGTTATCATCTTGCAAAGCTACACCTGTACCACCTGCCAATGCTGATGCCTCAAGTCCTTTGTCAAGTCCATAAATTTCGATTTTACCGTTTTCGTTCTCAAAAAATACAACCAACTCCTGCCCTTTGAATAATGCGGTAACTGCGTCTCTTTGTGCCGGTGTATCGGTGTAAATCTTTACAATAGCATTGTGTTTAATTAGATTAACGTTATTACCTACAACACCCTCCAATGTTCCGTTATGTGTAAACTTCTTACCTGTTACGGTGATTAGTTTATAGCTATCCGAACTGTTATCCGTTCCCATTGAAATGGTATTTACATAGCCATCTGCATCGTATGTATAAGATGCGATTTGTCCTAGCTGTGTAATCCACAATCGTTTATTTACCCCTCCGACTTGATTAACTGAAGCGCACGTTGCGCCAATACTTCGGAGCGTGTCAATGCAATCTGTTGCTGTTGCCATTTTTACTTAATTTAATTTAGTTATGATTAGGGGAGCGACTAACCGACTCCCCCTCTCAAAATTTTGTTTAGAATCCTGCGAAAACATTTAAGTCTCCAAATCCATACTGATAATCTAGCATTGCAGTAAGAGGAGAAAGAACCTCGTCATCTGCTAATATATACTGCGGATCAATCATTGTATATCCAGAACCATCCATCTGTAAAGTATGATTGCTTGGCACTGTCAATATAATACGATTAGGGTTGATTGTTGAAGCAGGGGAACCAGATTGCCCATATAACGCCAAACCTTCATCAACAAAATCAAGATTAATTAATTCAACACCGTTATATGCAATTTTAGCAACTCCATCTGTGACAAAGTTTGTTTGCAAAATTGAAGTATTCCCTGTTTTAGTTTGCAAGAAATTTTCATAAGCATAGTAAACAGTTCCAGTTACATAAAACTTCTTTTCTGCTGCGGTTTTACGTCTTAGTTTTCTAGGCTGTGCATCCCAAACTCTTTTCATTGTTGCCATCATATTATCTGGCAATAAATCAGTATCTGTAATTGCGCCTGCATCAACTGTACCATCATTATCGGCAACACCTTCTAGTAACTTTTTATAAACCCCGTCAATTTTTGATAAAAAAGGCTCTGTGCTTTGTTTATCAGAAAGGAATAGGATATAAAGTAAATCACGATTTGTGGCATCTAATTGCCCTTCTGTAATATAGTTTATAATCTCTGGGTATAACTCACCTCGCTTATGTCCATTTGGTAATTTATCACCAAAAATTGATTTCAAAATTGGAGTATAACACTGTGCAACTGTAAAGTCAAATTCCTGTGGGTCTATTGATTTTTTAATAAATCCGCCCCCTTCTTTTTTTGTCCATCCGCAAGCTGTTTTAGCAGATGCTAATAATCCAAATGTTTCATTGAAATAAAGGTCTTTTTTAGCTTGACCTTCAATAAAGTTAAATCCTAAGCCCTGTACTGGAGGGTTTTCAACTAATCTTGTATAGAATATTTCATATCCAAGAGAGTTATTTTCGGGCATTGATGTTACTGCGTTTGCCATATCTTTTTTATTTTTTTATTGTTTGTTAAAAGTTTTTTATTTTTTCGCTTGTGCTTTTTTCCATTCTGCAAATTTTTCAAGGCTTGTTTTTGGTGCTGTAACTTCTGGAGTTCCTTGTGCCTGTCCTCCATTAGCTTGAAAATTTTCACCTGTTACAATCAATGCCTCAAACGATTTAACCTTTTTAGCAAGTGCTACAATATCGTTTTGAGTTGCATTAATTACACCTTCTTTTTCAGCAACTAAAGCATCTTTTTCAGCTAGTTTAGCTTCTAATTCAGCAATCTTAGCATTAGCATTAGCTAAATCAGCGTTACCCTCAGAAGGTTGTGCTTCAGATACTACTGTTACAATACCTCCAACAACTGTAATAACCATTGAATCTAGTGTATAATCCCCGTCTGGTAGTGGAGTTGACATTGCTTCATCTGAAAAAACTGGTGTATCTTTCATAACCATAGTGCCTTCAAAGTAAATCTTCATGCCGTCAACTGTTTCAGTGTAAGCATTTTTAAATAGTGCCTTTGAAATCTTGTTCAAAAGCCCTTTGATTCCGCCAATTTCGGCTTTTAACTCTTTGTTTTCCATTTCTGAATTTTTATTGTTATTGTTAATGTATGCGACTAGTCTATACTTTGTGAATGCTTGTATGTCAGTACCGATAATTTCATCCGCAAAACCTAATTCTATTGCTTCACTTGCACTCATTGTTGTTTGTCTATCTAGTAATGGCGTTAATTCATCTACTGTTTTACCTGTAACTGTAACATAGAATGCTTTAATTTTATTTTCAGCATTTTGTAAATCTTGTTGAAGTAATGCTAAGTCTTTAGCTTCCATTGGATCTGGTGCGCTTGGTTGCCAAAAAGGGTTGTGTACAAAAAATTCTGAATTTGCATACATTTTTCGCTTACCTTTTTTACCTGCTTGATAAATTACGGTAGCAATGCTTCCACACATCCCATTCACAATAGTATTAACCGTATATGGTAATGAAGCTAATCTGTCATAAATAGCAAAACCTTCAGTAACTGAACCTCCCCCACTATTAATGTATATATTCAATTCGCTAACATCCCCAATAGTATCTAAAATTGAATTTAGACTATTCAATGAAAAAGAATTTGATGCATCATCGAAAAAGCCTGCTTCCCCGATATATCCATTAATGTATATTTTTTCTGATTTCACATTACAAAGAAAATACTATATTTGCTACTGATATTCTAATTGCCCTAAATAGGGCTAACTAAATTAAAGCCATGAGTAAATATTTATTACTAGCCAAAGAATATGCATCACTATTTTTAGGCGGTTATGTATTTTGTAGTTTTGTAGCGATGAACTTAAACCCTTTAGAATGGGGCGAAATAGCACGCTTAGTATTTGGTGCGCCTGTTCTAGTTTCTATTTTTGGCAATAAAAAATAATCACATTGGAGGAAAAGAATATAGCTAAACAGCATAAGACAACCCTACCTCCTTTTTGGGAATCTAAAATGAAAAAGATTTTAGATGATAATTTTATCCGAAAAAGCGATTTTATAAGAGATGCTATTAAGGATAAGATAACCGCATTTGAGAGTAAGGTTACAACTCGGAAATAGTAACGCTATTATCCACGCTCTTAGTAAACTGACTAAACTCATTGTAGTTAAGATTTGGTGACGGCATACTTTTAACCGCACTTTCAAACCCTTTTATAAGTTGTGAGTTGGTAAGCATTGAAGCAGATGCCGTTCGAGCATAAAAACCACCATCCGAAGTTGGAATAAATCCTGTTGCGAATTTATGTTTTCCTAATTGAAAGTTAGGTCGATTACCTACTGCTAATTCCATTTGTGCAAGCATAGGCGCAAAACGCTCCGTTGCTCTTGCTGTCATAACCGATTCACCACGACTTAACTTTGCATCAATACTATCACTTGTGCCATTACCTGCCCCATCTAAACCGATTACACCCTTTGCGAACTTTGGTGGTGGTGGTGGTTTCTGAGAACTAATAACGGCTATTTGTGCAGCAGTAGTAACAGCGATTGCAGCCGCAGCAATTGCACCACCGATTGGGCCAAGTTGAAAAGCAGAAACAACACCCAAAGCCCCAGCTATAATAGCGTTTACAATTTGCAATGCCTTGTTAGTTTCAAATGCTTTCTTTTCAGCTTCATATTTTTCACCTGCATACTTCTTTTCAATACCCCTTATTTTAGCTTCTTTTTGCTCTTTTGATAGTGTACTTTCTTCAACAGCTTGTATCTCTGCATTTTTCTCCGCTTCAATTTCATTTAGCCTTATTTCAGTAGATGCGGATAAAGCTGAACCTATTGCATTAACAGCAGTTTGTATGGATTGTAGTCCTTCTTGTGCTTGTCCTATATCTTCTTTCGTTAAACCAATAGAACTGCCAAAAGTAGCTTTCTCATCTTTAACTTGTACACCTTTCCTAGCCTTAGCAATAGCGTTTTCAATCTTTTGTATTCCGTCTAGTTCTTCCTGTGTTACTTTACCATCTGCTCCGAAAAATTCACGTGTTAAGGCTAATTGTTCTTCAAGATATTTTAATTGAATATCTCGCTTTCTGTTTGCCTTTTCCTGCTCCGTACCAACAGACAAATCAACGCTTTCAAGTTCTAAATCTAATGAACGTTTATTTTGTTCAATTTTATCGTTAAATGTTTTAGCATTGATAGCCTTTTCAGTTTCAGCATTCTTTTTCTTTTGCGCTTCAATTTTCTTTTGATTGTCCTCGTCAAACTTTTTTAATGCTTCATTACGTTCATTGTTTATTTTTATCTGCAATGCTAACTCTTTCTCATTATCGCTATTGAGTAAGTCAATTTTATCTTGATACTTTTTATTTAGTTTTTCACGTTCCGACAAATCAAATTCATCGCTTAATGCTTGAACATCTTTATTATGTTGCTCAATGATTTTAAGCTGTTCATCTTTATTATCCTTTAATGCCTTTGTAGCTTCTTTTTCTAGTAGAATATTAATCCTAGTTTGCCGTTGTGAATTGGCTATATCTTGCTCTGCTATTGCTTGACGTACTTTTGATTGTAGTGTAATTATCTTAGCTTCATCGTCTGCTGATTGTGTACGCCCTTTTAGACGTAGTTTTTCAGTATTCAATTCATCCTGCGCAAGTTTAGCTGATAGCTTCGTATTGCCTATTTCTAAGTCTGCTATTTTATTAGCGATGGCTATTCGTTCTTTTTCAGTTTTAGTCTTATCCTTTAAAGACTTCGTTAATGCTTGAACCTGTATATCATTTTCAGCGATTGCGGCTGCTGTCCTTGCATTAGTTACTGTAAACTCATCTAACTGTTTTGAAGCTAAATAACCCTCTTTTGTTGCATCCGCTAAGCCACTCCCTAAGTTTTTAATAAAGTCAATCGGATGTTTTATGGCATTAGTCAATTTATCAAATGAAGATACCGTTTCAACAACAACATCAACAACATAACCAAGCCCTTTATTAATAGCATCAAAAGCAAACTTTAACTGATCCGCTACAACTGCATTACCTCCAACTATTTCTTTTAGCGCAAATAGTAACGTAACAACACCTCCAATAGGGTTAGCCGACATTACCGCATTAACCCCACTTTGTGCAGTTTCAAAACCTTTTAACGCTGGAACGGCTTGAGTAATTGCACCAAATGCCGATTTAAAACCTTCGGCATAGTTACCAACATTTCTACGATTATCGCCTAATGCTGATTCTTGTTTTTTTAATGCTTCACTAAGTTGCTTAGCTAAGTTTATTTGGTCTTCAGTTGGCTTTTTAGCCCTTACTATTTCGTTGTATAGTGAGTTGTATAGCTTTCGATTAGTATCGATACTATTAGCTTCAAACTTCCTAGTCTTTAGCGATTCTTCGGCTGTTTTATCGAGTGCATAAAGCGCCTTAGTATTATTATTTAATACCGTTTCGATGCTTTTATACTCTTTTGTAAGTGCATTAGTATCTGCCTTAGCCTTTATAGTTGCTTCTGCATATTCACCCTGCGCTTCTTTCAGTTCTACATACTTTTTTTTTGCGCTATCAATTTGCGCTCCAAGTGCTGACAACTGCTCTGCAATCGGCTGTACATTTATCTCAAATATATCTACTACTGTTGCCATTAAAGAAGTTTTATAAGTTCAACAACACTCGATTTAGTCGATGTGTATTCAAATTTTATCTTGTTCACATAAAAATGTGCATCAAATTCACGTAGATATACCGGCTTTAACGGCTCAAAGTTGGCTATATCTAATGTGTTTAGCCTTACTTCGCACTCTATTAATTTAGCGTAGTCAATAACGCCTATAATGAATAGAAAGAATTGGTTAAATAAATCGTTACCAAAGCCATTTGAATAGGTTTGTGTGCTATCAATAAAGAAACCAATCGGAATATCAGTAGTAATTGTAACTGCACCTGTATTATTAATTTTATTTTGCCTATATATAAAACTAAAATCTTCAAATCTTATTAACACTATTCTAGGACTTGATGAATCTTTAAATTCAAGTAATTCAAATATTTTTATATTAGCTATACTTCTATTGACTCTATTAACAGACTCACAAGCTGAATACTGTAATTGAATTATAGTTTTTTCAAAGTCAAGTGTTTTATCGTCAATAGTAAATGTTTTATCTGTCCCTACTGGCTTTATAACTTTTGTATCTTCTTTGTACTTTAGGTAATTATTTTGTGCATAATCTAGTTTAAATTCAGTCTTAGGCTTATTTGTAAAGTCTAGTTTACCACTCCAATTAACCGCATAGCTTATATCGTCTTTTAGTTTTTTATAAGGAACTATGTAAAATATTTTATTCCTTTCATCAATAGTACAAATTGAGTTTGTACGAAGCATATATTGTTTAATAAACTCTGCTTGTGTAAAGTCTGGTAAATTATTAGCTACTGTTACATAATCATAAACTCCTGCAACAAAAGGTTTTCTATAACCAATAGGTTTAAATAATTGTTCATTTTCATCTTCTAGTTTAGTAAGTTCTATTATTTCAAGTGTTGCATCATAGCAATAAACATTAGTAGATGCAGAAGACCTTACTTCGTATCCAAATCTTATAAACCCAAGTCCAATATTAGGGTATTTGCAATCTAATTCTATTGTTTCATCAACTATTTGCCCTGCTATTGGTACAAATACCGTATAAGTTGTTACTAAACTATATGAGCCATTAAATGTAGAAAATACATCTATATAAACTGTTTCATCAGCTACTCCATTTTGTAAATTAGCTATTAATCTAACTTTTGCTTTAACCGAATCTGGGAAACAAAAAGCCCCTCCATAATTCAAATTTGAATTAAAAAATGATTGCCAATAAACTTGATTTTGTGAAATTATGCTATTTGCACTCCAAAGTAATCCAGTTGGAATACCTGCAAATGGTGACATCCCAAATTTCCCAATAAGCCTATCAAAATCATAATCACGTTCGTATTTTTTACTGCCTAATGGAACGGTTGGTATATTGTCAACAAACATTAAAGAGTTTGATGTTTCATTACTTAGACTATACCCTGCTTCATTAATACATTTTTCAATTAAATAATGCTCGTATATACAAGGCAAAAGAACGCCCATATAAGTACGGTCATTAGTTTCATCTATACCTGCATTTGGAGAATCAATATTATAGTCAATTACTGCATACTTCAATGGATAGTTTTTATCAGCACTTACCGCTATATAGTCAACATCCCAGTGATGGTTCAAATGCCGTAAATCTAAATCAGCTAACTTTTTATTTTTTAGTGTATCGAATAGCACTGTGTTACCGCCATACATTCTAATGTTGTAATTATCTTCAACACTTTCTAATATGCAAAACTGCATATTCATATCAACCCCATCAACATAAATCCTACATGGTAAATTTCGGTAAGGTATTTTTGAAGTTGATGTTGCTATCTCGCTACTTTCAAAGATGGATTTATTCGTTGCTGTCTTTGGTAGCTTGAACTGTATCGACCTAGCCCCAACACGTTTAGAAATGTCACCAATAGGCGCAATAGCATACTCACCTACAATCGTTTCCGTTTGTAGAACATCCGCATCACGCCCATTGATTACTAATCTTATCATTGACTTTGAATGTTTATCTCTTTAGCTATTCTGAATTTTACCGACCGTTCAACTATCTTTTCTTTTGTATCGCTTAAAATCATTCCTTCCAGATCCAAAATAATCGGTATAAATCTATTACTGTATTCATAGTATGCAGGTAGTGATGAATCGTAATACCATGCTTGAATTGAATTTCTTAGGCTTTCAATTTTTGCTAAATGGCTTAACGGAACTTTGCCGGTATTAACGATAACTGTGTTATAAATATTTTGAAGCTGTGAATTTTTTAGCGTTAAGTCCTGTGTTTTAAAAGTTTCGCTATCGCCATCGTTTAATTCTAAAACCTTTCGCACACCTCCGAAAATATAATTTTCAAAACCGCCTAATGTATTAACCCAAACAATGTTTGTTGAATCGCAACATTTATTCGCATAGGCATTATCTATACAACTAGCTAGTTTATTGATTATTATTAAGTATTCAGTCCCATCCGTTCCGCTAAATGAAATCGGATAGTTGCCCGTAGGAATATTTGACGGCACAAAGAACCAACTACTATAATTGCCAAACCCATCGTTATACGAAGTAAACCATGATGGAGTTGATGCGTAGGTATTTGGCGCAGTCCATAAGCCATTAACCGATAATACTGTAAATGTTTTTACATTATCGTCAAAGTATTGGAATACTGCGCTATCATTATCGCATACATTATAGACCTTATAAACTATCCTCACACTCTAATAAATTTAGCTGTTATGGTTAATGTACCTTGTGTAACGTCACCCCCTGCAACTGAGCCTACTATCCTTCGTTGCATAGTTGTTTTAGTTAGGTTAGTAGTCGGTGTAGTTACCTTTGTATTCTGCTCGTCAATTGCATCTAAATCACTACTAAAAATATTATTAACCTCGTCAACTTCAACTCCCAACTCAATAACCTGCGAACCTAAAAGAAATCCACTCGCACTCCAAATAGTTTGATAGCATACAAACGAACTAGGCACAAACATTTCGGGTAGCGTTATTGCACCTTCCGCACCAGTCCCTTCGCCACCATCAAATGTTAGCGAAAATGTATAGTATAGTTCATCTGCTCTAGTATTTGTTTTTGCTGTCAATACTGTAGCCCAACCCCCTAAGTAAATTTGATACTCGCCTAAATCAGAATTGTAAACCATCTGTTTAATCTGTGGAGATACGATGGCATCTATTTCAGCCTGTGTTAATGTTTGCACCTCGTCTTTGTACGAATCTACAACATCACGAAGCGTATTGCGTAACGTCTCCGCATCGTATGCCGAACCATTAGCGAAGTCAGTATTAAAACCTTCTTTTAAAGTACCTTTTGATTTAATTGCCATATTTTTAGTTTGTTGTTCTAAATGTTACTATCTGCTCATCCTGTATAAACGTTTGCCATGTTACCCCACATCCAAATTCAATAGGTAGCGAGTTCAATGGCTTATCAACTCCAACATAATCACGGTTTAATATGTAGGTGTCAATGCCACTATTTAATGCAAAATAAATAGCATCAAATGAAGTTGGCGTGCAAATACGATAAGGCATAAATAGGGAGTAATCTACACTCATTCCTGCCGTGCCTTCGGTTGGTGGTACTAGCACATTCATTGCACTTTGCACATAACCACTACAATTAAATTCAATTAGCCCATCCCCGTTACCCTCTGGCTGTATTTCAGAAACTTTTTTATATGGGAATGGATTTGGTGCGCTTATCTCGCTATCTTGATACCCTGCATAAATATTCCAAACTGGTGGTGTAGCTAATTTAATATCGAATATCGTTGCACCTGTTGAAACGGTATATGCTGTTTCTGTTTGGAAAAATACGCTAGTCTTTACAAGTCCACTATAACCGTATGCTAATATCTTTTTAACTACATGGTATCCTTTATAATTTCCTGTTGTAATGTAAACTAAACCGCCAATAGTCAAAGGTATATCTAAGTCCATGAATAGCCCACTCCAAACCGATAAATAGCCCTCTGAATTATGGTTGTAAAGTGTACACTCTTCAACTGGCATATCGAATATAAATCGAATTGGTTGGTGCGCTGAACTCCATTTTGGAGGAACTGAATAAGGTATATAAGTTTTTCGAATCACGCTGCTATGTTTAGAATTTCACTACTTATCTCACTTGCTATCAAATTGGCAAAGTCAGCTTCAATTGACTGCTGTAATGCTTCATTAAATATTCCACTTACTAAATCGCTTCCGCCTGCTTTCCATATCGTTGTACCTTCCTCCTCTATCTTCTTAGCAATAGCCCACGCTAAAGAATCTTTACTACCTTTATTTGGCAATATGCCTTTGTCATCTATCCATTGCCTAATTACTTTTATTGGAGGTCTGCCCCCTGCTTTACGTCCATTCTGTAAATAGTAGATATAGTCATTGCCTTGAATCTTTAATCTATACCCATCAATGGTATATTTAATTGAATCGGCTAACTGTCCACTTGCATTAACAGGCGAAGAAAACGAACCACTCACGCCACGTCTTTGAATTAACTTAGTCTTAATGTCATTAACGAGTTGCTCAGTTAAGGTTATACCCCATCGCTTTAATATGTCATCAACAACTAGCACGCTGATACTTTTAAATTCATACTGAATCGAATAATTAAACCACTAGTAACTCCGCTAAACTGTTTAAAAAACGGCTCTGCTTCGTAGTTAGTGTAATCAAGTTCTAAGTCATCCATCTTTGAACGAAACGCCCTTTGCATTATATCAGCTTCGTTTACAATCGCATCCCTTTCAGTGTCATTACTATGTGGCGAATCTTGGAATATAAATGCAATCATTATATTTGGCGCATTATCAAGTGAGTAAAGTTTATTTACTGTTTTTACCCTAAAAGGATAAACGTGTATTTGTGGAAGTGGTAGTTTATCAATAGCTATGTTTGCATCCGATGCTCTGCCATGATAAAATGTCCCGTTTGGATTAATCTCATCCGCAATAGCTTTAAACGTATTTATGAAGTCGATATACATTTAGCAAAAATGCGAAATTATTAGGCTTTAATCTTTGTTTAGCCCTACTTATTTAATTGCTTGTATGCATTTTCTAAATCACGCTGATACATTGATTGCTCAAAGTCCATTAAAAGAACTTCATAAACTTCCTCTGCCTGCATCTGTAGCACCTCCGACATAGTTTTATTATACTTTTCTCCAATAGCTTTAATTGTCATCTTTGCCCCGAACTGTTTAAACCTATCTACGTTAGCCAACTGCTCTGCTGTTGATGGCTTATACTCATTTAATCTTTTGTATCTATCGAAAAACTGTTGTAATTGAGCAAAAAAAAAGCACCCAAAGGATGAACAATATCAGTTGAAGTATCGCTATAATCTATTCCAGTATACAATTTAAGAAGTGGTAGCACAGCATCAATCGTTTTTTCATTTGACATTATAATCGCTTTTGCCATCTCTAGTTTACCGTAGCTTTCACGCCCAACATCAATACTATTTAATTCTGTCATATATGCATTAGGTTGCTCAATGGTGAAAGACATAGCCATAAGTATAGCCCCTAAACTTTCGCTGTTTAATCGTTCTAATTTATCCTTTTCAACATCGATTAATATACTAACCTGCTCAAGTTGATTGTCTAGTTTAGCATACTCGACAAACTTTTTATAAGGTACATCGCTCCAAGATGTTGGAATATTAATATCCGAACCATTTAATTTAGCTGTTATCATATTAGTGAGTTCTTTTTTAGTACCGTTGAATGTTTAGGCCGTGCAATATAATCAAAAGCATAACGAATTGCATCTATCAAGTGGTTAAATGCATCTACTGGAATACCTGCCTTCTTATCGTTCCAAATATAGTTTGATAGTTCCTTTCTAATGTTAAACGAATTAGGCGTAATCACTATCTTGTAATCCTGCATCCTTGATATGCCAGCACTAACCGACCCTTGACCTTTTACGCAACCCTGTATGTTTAACCCTTTACGTTTTAAATCGTCAATCAATCTAGGCTCAGCACTATCCGCTACAATTAAATCTGTAGGCTTAGCTATCAATTGTTTATTTGTTGATAATATCGCATCTAGTCCCATTGACTGAGTAGAGTAAAGCAACTCGTCACAATAGATAATCTTTTTCTTTTCATCTACTGCAACCTTAACAAGTGTTGTCGGGTCAATGGTGAATCCGTAATCTTGACCGTAGCAATATGGCAAAGTAGTATCTATTTCGCCCATAGTCCAATTAGTAAATATTGCACCCTCCCTATCAGCACGTTCTCCACTACCGTAAATTTGCCACCAATAGTTATTGTTTTTACGGCTTTCAATATCTTCAACTTGATCGGATGTTAAGAATGGATTGTCTTTATACGTTGTTATTAACGGAGGGTACTTTTCAATATAAGGGTCAAGCCAATGCTCAAGTCCTAATGCAGGGTTATAGTCAGCAATAATTTTGTAACGTGTTCTTGGGAATAGTTGGTCTATTGTTTCCTGTGGAAATTGGTGCGCTTCATTTATCCATAGTATATCACGTGAACGACCGTGAATTTTATCCGGTGTATCTGCCCCATAATAGTTAATCGTATTTCCATTTAGCAAATAGCTATGGTCTGTTTTATTATGGTTTTTATCGTTGTAAAGATTACAACTGATTAGCACATCTTTAAAGTCTTTCCATGCTGTTGCTTTCAATGCCGTGAAAGTATCTCGGCAAATATCTATTTCCATACCGCTATACATTAGGCAATAGTCAATTAAGAAATAGATAGTAGCATAAGTCTTACCCGACCTCGTACCGCCTTGCAAAAGCGTTATCCGTTGGTTAGGTAATTTTTCATGTAAGTAGTAAAAGTTAGGATTGGCTTTCATTCGTCTTCATAAACGGAGGTAGTACTGGAGAAATTACGGTCACATTATTATCAATCAATTGCTTTACTTTGCCATATCCTCTATCTAAAAGTAACTCTGCTGCTCTTATGTCTCCTTTGGTAGCTTTTAATCTTAACGCTTTTAATATAACTTCTACAGCTGTAACCCCATCTTTCTCCTCACCTAATACATCAGCAAGTAGCTTGTCAAGTTCAGGCAATTTTTTAGGTCTTCCGTTTGGATTTCCTGATTGTCCTTCCTTAAATGGCTTTGCTCCGTTTGGTATTTCCCCTTTTTTAAATGGCATTACTGTTTAGTTTCTGTTTTAACGTATTTATGCCCGTTCTTCTTTATCTCAATAGTCGGGTCAAGTTTTATCATTCTGTCAATAATAACTTGACAATATTTTGGGTCAAGCTCCATCATTCTGCACCTTCTTTTCATTTGCTCTTTCCCTTTTGAGTTTAACTGGGTGATTGTGATTTTAAACATAGTTTTTAGTGTCTAAAATTTTAGGTGTTATATTATTCCAACTAATTCTATGATGCCATAATGCACCCCTTTTTGTATTATGTCTATTTATTGTTAATTTAGCGTTGTTCGGGTCTTGTAACACACTTCCAAAAGATTTTCTATAACTTCTATCTGTTGCATAAATATGTTTTGTATTTCCGTCTATTTTATCCATTTCTGCCGTTTGTGCGTTGCTTCTTAAAATAGTTGCTAATCCAAAATTCGCAACACCTCTTTGCCATTTACCGATTGAAAAATTAACATCCTCGTTTAATATCATATTAAGATCCGACAACTCCCATCTGTAGTCCATTATCCAAACTTGCATAATATTTCTTTTATAAGGTTGTGGCATCGCTCCACCGCTGTAACCTCCAAATATAATTCCTGTTTCTAAAGTCATTTCGTGTAATTTTTCAATTACGTAAATTAACCTTTCTCGGTTGTATTGGTTTAATGGTTTACTTGCCGTTAAACCACCTCCGTAATCGTCATCCAAACAAACACTAATATCGCCACTTTTTTGAGCTTCTAAAATACTTGCAACTCTTCCAACTGCCGCACCATTTTCTATATTTGTTCCGCAAAAATCTACATATGATTTGCTTTTATCAGTATCGTAAATTATTGCTTTATCTTTATAACTTTCTGCTAATTCAGAATAAACATCTGGAATTAAAACTTTATAATCAAACCCTCTTTTATCCAAATAGCGAACAGTTTTATTTTTTCTTTTTTCTTGAATACTTAAAACATAAAAAATCATAATTCAAAAACGTTTTCAGATAACTCTACAAAACCTCTTTCAAGGGCTTCCTTTGGTGCTAAAATAACCAATCCTAAATCTTTAAAAACTTCTTGTACCTTTTGGTTTTCTTTATGAAAATAATCTGCTATTTTTTGAAAATTAAAATCAGTAAAAAACGATGCTCTAATTTTTAAAATTTCTTTTAATTGATTATCAACTTCTAGTAAATCAATTTTTTTAATCAATAATTTTGTTTTATCTAAATTAGCTAATTCATTTATATCAGGCTGTATTTCAGATGGTGTATAAAAAGGAATTTCAATATTAAATAAATCTTGCTCGTTTAAATCTTTTGTAATCGGCAAATCCAAACCCCACGCCTCCAACTCTTCGCTATTCCATTCATTGGCTAATACTTCCCAATCCCACTCTCCGCCGCTAACATTATCTTTAATCAAAAACTCTCTTTGTTGTTCTTCGGTAAGATTATCAGCAATAATAATTGGAACTTCTTTTAACCCTGCTTCTTTACATGCCTTTAACCGCATATTACCACCAAGAACTATCATATCTTTATTGACTACAATAGGTCTGATGTTTAGCATTTCTGGAAATTCTTTGATTGACTTTACTAACTTTTTAAACTTATCATCTTTAATAAGTCTTGGATTATTAGGATTGACTTTTATAAAGTCTATTTTTATAATTTCTGATTTCATTTCAAAAACTTAATTTAACAGTTTCGCACGCCTTTACATCAAACGAATCTTTTTTTAGCACCGATGTATTGTTGTAATAAGCAATGTAATATTTTCCGGTTGGCTTTTCAATTACCGTTTTCGATTTAGCATTTAGCATCAAATCTATTCTGCCGTCTTGACCGGATATTGAACAACCTCCGTATTTATCGGTGTAAATCTCTACCGTTCCGTTTTTTGATTTGCAGTTTGATTCCTTTGAGCAACTCCCCATTAAAAGAAGTGCTGATAAAATTGTGATTGTCTTTTTCATTCTGTGTGATTTTAACTCAAAAGTAGTAAATTAAATTGATTTTTTATAAAAGTCCTCAATAGCCATCTTACAAGCTAGGTATGCTATTTAAAAACATCAATATGTTGTTTGTTTCAATCGGAATTAACTCTATCGATTCATTTACTTTTGACTTCGGAATGAAGTCTTTCCCAATCCACCAACCTATACTACCCCCATTTAATACACATTTCAAAATTCTTCCCGTTCGAGTATTGACTATTTTTCTACATGGTGTCATTTTGTAGTGGGTAGCATTTTTGAATTTCCACTTCAAATCGTATTTTATTGAAACTGTGTGCATTTTGCTTTGGTTTTGTTTCGGGTAGCCGGTAGTTAGC